CCTTCTCCTGCTCCTATAGTATCTACTCTTTTTATTTGATTTGTTGTATCTTCTGTTCCTTCAACTGGTTTTCCATCTGGACCAAGTGCTTTTAATCCTTGATAACCTAAAAACCCTACTGTTAATGGAGACTTAGCAAGACCTGACCCTACTTTTTTAATTGTACCACCTATTTTACCAGAACCTTTAGCCACTGCTCCAATAGCTCTTGCTTCAGGTGAACCTAAAATATATCTACCAAGTCCAGTTGGATTAAATATCATTTGTTCTTTACCAAACCCTGCAGGAATTGGAGGTGGTTTTCCTCCGGTCATTGTTAATAATCTTTTTCCACCTATCATTGGAAGATTAGGTCCTGCAAATTTTCGCATTGCAAATCTACCTAAAGGTGCCAACGCTGTTCTTGCAGCTTGTCCTGCTAAAAACATTAAAGGTAATGCATATCCTTGACGACCACTTGCATCTGTAGGTGCAATAGGACTACCAACAGTATTAATAGCTTGTGGTTCTTTCATACCCTTCATGATACCCTCTTTGATAGGGCCGCCCATTTTAAACATTGGTCTATTTAATGGTCTCATAGCTTACCTAAATTTTCCGAACAATCCGCCGATACCTAATGCTGTAGTTAAAGCTGTTGAGAATGGACTAGGGGCTGCAGGTGCTTCAAATTGTTGACCGGCAACACCACCAGCAAGACCTGTAAGTCCTGTTCCATAAGTTGATAATCTACCAAAAGGTTCGTAAGCTGCAGTTTGTGCTGCTTGTTGATCCGCTGCTAATTGTGATTGATCTAATCCTTGTCTAAATGCACCCAACTGACCTAGATTAGCTATGTCTGAAGCTCTACCTGCTTGTTGGAAGTTAGATAGTGCAAATTGATTTTGTGCTAAACCAGCTCTTTGATTTGCTAATGCTTGTTGTTGTGCAAATGCATTTGATCGTGCTGCTTGTGCATTCTGAAAACCTTGTTGTTGTAGTTGTGCTTCGATTCCTGCTCTACCCAGTGCAGTGTCAGCCATAAATTGTCCTTCTAATGCACCTTGTCTACCACCACCAAATGCACCTGATGCAATAGCTTGATCTGAAATTTGCTGTAGACCACCTGTTCTTGATTGATCAAACTGTCTTAATGTTTCATCAATAACTTGTTGTTGAAAAGGTGATTGAAAAGATGAGATTGATCCAGCCCCGGTCCCTGCTCCAGTGCCCATGAACTGTTGAAGTCCTCCAACATCTTGTCCGGCTTGTGTTATAGCTTGTTGTGCTGATGTTAAGAAAGGTTGAAAACCACCAATACCTTGTGTTGCAAGATTAATTGCTTGCGATTGTAATGGGTCTTCACCCGCAACAAATTGACGACCTGTAAACTTACTAGTATCTATAGGTGCAGAAGTTGCAGCCGTTAACTGCTTGGCGTAATCTTTTGCGGTTTCTTGTAAATAATCTGGTAATGCCATTATACTATTCTATTCTCCAACATTTGTGATTGATCGAACATTGCTTGTGCAGGATTTTCTTCGCCCTGAGACTCTTCTGATATAGTACCACCTGCTTCTAAATTGTCCATCATATTCTGCATAACCTCAGCACCTTTATCTATGTCTCCTTGACCTGCGTTTCTTACAGCATCTGCTGTAAATACAAATTCATTTTTGCTAAGTCTAGCCGGTACATCGTCCGCTCTTTCCTCAGCTCCTAGTGGTACAAAACCACCTTCTCTATAATCTTTTTCCATACCACCTAGATCCATAATACCACCCTCTGCTTTTTGATTTAATGAAGATAGATAATTAGTTATCTGTTCTGTTGTAAGACCTGTTATAGATGATATAGTAGACATATCCATACCCTTATCTTGCATGTCTTCTATCATAGCCGCTTGTTGTTTTGATACAACAGAGTTACCTTCACTATAACCGCCTCTTGGTATGTCAGCTAATCCACCACCAGCAGCATAGAATTGACTTTGCACAGCTGATTTAGGAGGCATAAAATATAATGCAGATTTTGTAGGGTCTTGATAATATGATTTAGCTTGTTCTCTAATATCAGATACCATTGGTTGAGCTAGATTAAATGGTGTGCTTTCATCAATTACTTCTTCTTCTTCACCACCCATTAAAAATGGTGCAGCTAATGCCGTAGCACCTAAACCTGTAAGTGCAGTTCTACCCAAACTAAACTTATCATCTTTGGAAACTAAACTTGCAAGAGGTCCACTAAAATCAAATTTACCGCCAACAGTTTTACCAAAAGGAGAAAGAGCTCTTGATTTAAGTAAAGCTTTGCTAAAACCAGAAGATCCAAATCCACCACCTAATCCATAAATACCTGCACCTAATATTGCAGCTTTACCTAAAGGTGATTTAACAACTTTCTTTACAGCTTTTTTTGCTTTTCTTACAATCTTACCTAAAAAAAATCCTTGTCTTGGCTCTTCGAGTGTCATAAGTCCACCCATATTACGAAGTTGTCTTTCCATATTCATCCTTGAAATTGCCATAGTCTTACCTTTTTATTGCCTTTTTCTTTTATAATCAATCATAAATATCAACTAGGTCTGTTAGTCCACCCATCATGTATGGCACTCTACCACCCATAAAATAACCACCAGCCCCTGCCGCTGCATCATCTGATGCTTGAGAAGCCGCTCCTTCTGCAGCTGCTGATCCCCCAGCATGTCCGCCACTATCGTGACCTGGTTGTGTATCTAAACCTATTTCTACATCTGCTACATTTACTGATCTTCCAAAATCGTCTTTTCCTCGTGGGCCAAATCCAAAAGTATTTCCAAAAGCAGTTGTTTGACCTATTTTACCCATAGCATTTTTTGCTGCCATTGATGCTAGTGTTCCTATGGGATTTACCATAAAACCAAGTGCATTTAAAAATCCAAATTTACCTGTTCCTGTTGTATTAGTAGGTGTATCCTCGTCATCATCGTCGTCCCCGTCTCGACCCCCACCTTGATTTATAGTAGGTAAATATGATACTGGTGAACCTCCTGGTTGCGCCATTGGTAATGTAGATATACCTCCAGACATATCTAATGTGTTTGGTCTAAACTCTTCTGCTAAGTACTCATTAAATGGTACAAAGTTAAAACCTTGGTCTCTTACTCTTTGATCTATCGGATCTAATATCATTTAGTTTCTCCAAATAAGTCAAGGCTTGGCATTACTACCTTGATGTCTCTTCTAATATCTTCTTGAGGAATTCCTTTTGCTTTCCACTCCTCATCATTCTTGTATATCTCACCTGTCTTAAGATTGCTAATAGTTTCTATTATTTCTTTTGGTTTTAATATTGGTATATCTTTCACTATGTTGTTACCTCTCTTGGCTGTATTTCTAATATTGAAGCTATGACGTGCAGCTCATTCGCGTCAGCAGCTTGTACTTTTAATACTTCACTTTCCTCCATTACAAGAGGTTGAGTCAAAAGTTCTGTTGTTGCCTTAGATGCTATGGCCTTATCTTTAAATAAATTAAATATAGTGCCACTTGAATTAACTAAAGTTATTGTTATTGTAGATCCTGATCCGGCATCCTCGGATACTAACAATGATTTAATAACAGTAGTTGTTGCTGTTGGCACTGTATACAGTGTTGTTAGATCTGTGGTAGTTAGATCTACCTTTTTATTTTTAAAACTATTAGACATTAATTTAAAAAGAAGTTTTGAGCTTCTACCTCGTCTTTTAATTCTTGTTGGTATGTTGTATTTAATTTTTGTATTACCGCATCTAAGTCTCTAACTTGTGAATCTGCTATTTGCTTAGAATATTCTGGACTAGGTCTTGTTAATATTTGAACTATTTTTGCCATTATCTTCTACCATCGGGTTGTATATCTAATCTAAATGTACCTAGTTTCCAACTTTGAGAAGAAGCGGTGTTAGCTACTTTTAAAGATATTTGTCTAGCTCTTGCTCGTGTATCTACTTTAGTTGTAGATGATGAAACTGTAAAAGGCCCAAGTGCAGAACTAGTTTTACTGTCATTTGGAAAATCTCTTAGTTGTAGTGTAACTTGTGTATTACCGGTTTGAGATATAAAGTCTGGTATAAATCTTCTTATCTTCATTATAAATTCACCATCTCCTCTAGTGTCTGGCATACCGGTTTGACTTCCTCTTATTACTCTTTGAGTAATATCAAAATCTCCTGATTCTATATTTGATGTTATTGCTGTTACAGATCCTCCGGCAACTTGATCTGTACCTTTTTCGTGTTCATAATAAGTTGTACATCCGTCCGTATTTCCCACAACATCGTAAGACGTATTACTTGATGCATCGTATTCCGTTGCGTGTGGTAAACCAAAAACTGATGAATCTTGCCATGTTCCCCGTGCCAGTGTTCCTGTTGTCCAAACAGGTCGCTTAGCTTCAGAGTCTTGATAATTGTAAGTCACACATCTATTAAGTATGGTTGAACCTTCTGTAGAATAAAACCAAGTTATCTCTCCAAACAAATTATTTAAACCTACGTTTATTAATTGTGATGCTGTAGTATTTAAATCATCATAAACAAAATCCTCTACTAAACACATCATAGTTTCAAGACTACCAGAGTATTTAAAGAAACCATTTTCTGACATCCAGTATGCAGCACCATCTACTTCTAACGCAGCGTTCTGTCCTATTAATCCACAGTTAGTACCAACTTGTGCAAAACCAAAAGTAAAAGGAGCTCCTACAAAACGCATGGTAAATAAAGACGTGTCTGACCATATGTATATAGCATCTCTACCTCTAACAGCTCCTACAATTTTAGAACCATCTGAAAGTCTTTGAGTACCCGCTGTATTAGTTGCTGTTGGTGCATATGTGTTTATATCTTCTTGATCTGAAAATCTAATAAACATTTCATCTTGTGTTGATGGAGTTCCAATGGTTGTTTCTGTACCAAAAAAAACTAAGTGACGATCAGGTGTAGATACTAACATGTCTCGTGATGCAGTTGGTGCACCCGATATAATTGTTGCTCTGTTATTAGTTGCATTTGTTGCATCCGAGTCCCATTCAAATACTTGTGCATTGTGTATAAGCGCAATTACTTTACTTCCAAAACCATCAATACTCCACATACCAGGATCTATTACTAAGTCACCAGATGCAGCTTGTCCCCATGCAATATAATCAGAAGAGTTTGTAACTGTATCACCACCATTGTGTGCAGCAGCTGTTGTGTTTCTTACACCTCTAGTTACACCAGATAAAACACCTGATGTAATACCTGTATAAGATATTTCTTCTGTGCCTATTTGAATAAAGTTTGTACCTGAAGTTGGAAACTGAGAAGCATCAGTTAATTCAATACCTGTTGTAGCAGAGGATGAAATACCACTAACTAAAGTTGTTACTGCTTCTCCTGCTACAGTACCACTCCATTGACCAAGTCCCCATCCTAGTCCAGGTAATTGTTCTGC